CCGATCGTCGCGCGGCAAACGCCGAACTCCAGCGCCAGGCGCGACTGCGATTCGTCGCTGCGGGCCAGGATCTCCCGAACCTGATCGTCGGTCAGTTTGCGCCGACGCAGCCCGCTCAGACGGTTGCGCGCAGTCGTGGCCGCGCCCTTGACCTTGCCTGCGGCCGACGCCCGCTGCATCGCGGCTTTTCGAGTCATCACACTGAGGTGAGCGGGATGCACGCAGAGCGGCGTGCCGCACATGCATGACGCCACGAACTTGCCCAACGGCTTGCCCGCCATCGCCTCGGAGATCGTGCGCCGCAGCGAGCGCGACGCCTTCGTCGGCGTGCCGGTAGAGTCGTAATGGCAGCGTGGCACTCGAGTGAACGCCACGCAGGTCATCCCGGTCCAGATCAGGCAATCGCCCTCCTCCACGGTGCGGGTAAGCATAAGGTTGCGCAGCGCAGGCGGCAGTTCGTCGATCAGTGCTTTCGTTTTCCTATCCATGTCTGTCCCATCGTTGTCGGGGGCGCAATGATGCCATGCTTGCCGAGGCACGCAAAGCCCGCGTGAAATAGTGGGGAATCGCGTGAGTTTGCGTTGACTTGCGTAGTCTATCGTGGCAACATCCGTTCGTCCCCAAACAAAACAGGAGCAGACGATGAGAATCAGCCAAGCCCACTACGACCCCGACTACGGCCCGTATACGGGCCACCCGCACGATCCCCGCAGCGATTACGAGGACATCGACCTTGACTTCGAGGCAGCCAAGGACGACATGCTGAGGACGCCGCTGTTCGTCACCGACTGGCTCGCCCACGAATCGACGTGCGACGAGACGCCTGTCGACCTGACGGCCGTGCCGGCTGACCTCCAGCAGGCCACTGCCGATCAGCTGATCGCGTTGGTGTTCGCCGGCCACATCGACCGTATCGTGCCCGCAGTGTATGAGCTGCGCGTGCGCTATTTGCGGGCCAAGGACGGCGATATCACGTCGCGTGCTTGGGAGCGCTACGAGGACGAGATCAAGCGCGCCGATTTTGACGACAACCACTTTTGGTTCTGAAGGAGCCCACTGAATGAACGACATCGAATTGGCCAAAGAACTGGTGCGCGAGTTGAGTGCCTCGCTGGATCTGATGCTGGACATCAACAACGAAGCGGTTCAGGCGCTCATCAAGAGCCCCGAAACGCGCGACATTGGCAACGTGCTCGGCGAGAGGGCATACGACGTCTTGCAGTACTCGCTGCATCTGGAAGGCGACGAAAGGTTCCAGCAGTTCTACCCGCAGGAGGCCGCAGAATGAACCCGTATTCGCACCTCCGCGTCTGCGACGCGCGCGCCCTGGTGGACTACTACCGCCAGTATGCGCACGACCTGCTGCTGCTGCTGGCTAAGGCGACCGCGCTGCTGGAACAGTCCGGTCACGGCGACATGATCGCCGCCGGTCGCAGGATCGACCGCGCAGCCGGCCGCATTGAAGACGCGATCTACACCTCCGAGCAGGTAGACCAGGCCGAACTCGCTGATCGCGAGGGATGGAAGGAGGACACGCGATGATCCTCGAAACCGCAGACCAGCGCTCTGACGACTGGTACGCCGCCAGGTGCGGCAAGGTCACCGCATCCCGCTTCAAGGACGCGATGGCCCGCAAGAAACCGACCGAAGCGCAGGCTAAAAAGGGGCTGCCAGGAGATCCCACCCAAGCCCGAAAGGATTACCTGACAGAACTGGTTGTCGAGCGCCTGACCGGTCGCGCGATCCAGAAGTTCACGACTGCCGCCATGCTCTGGGGCACTCAGCAGGAATTTGCAGCGCGTGCCGCGTACGAGGCCCACACGGGCATCGAGGTCGAGGAAACGGGCTTCGTCGCCCACGACGTCCTGCTGGCCGGCTGTTCGCCTGACGGCTTGGTGGACTGGGACGGCCTGATCGAGATTAAGTGCCCGTACAACAGCGCGGTCCACATCGAAACGCTGCTGGGCGGTATGCCTGCGGATCACATGCCGCAGGTTCAGGGCCAGATGTGGATCACTGGCCGCCAGTGGTGCGATTTCGTGAGCTACGACCCGCGTATGCCCGAGCCGCTGCAGCTGTACGTCCAGCGCATCCCCCGTGACCCGGCGTTTATTGCCGACCTCGAGCGCCAGGTCACATCGTTTCTCGCAGAGGTCGGCGAAAAAGTCGAGGCGCTGAGGCGTCTTGCGGAAGGAAAAAAATGAGCGACAAGAAGCGCACCTACACGCGCGTGATGAAGGTCTGGACCGTGATGGACGCGGAGGGCAACGAGCGACTGGTCCGCGCCTACACCTCGGCCGATGTACTGCGCCACGTCACGCCGCAGTTCGTAATCGCGCCCGCCACGCACGACGACATCATTTCGCTGATGGCTGCCGGAGTGATGGTGGAAACCGTGGGCCTGCCCGAGGCCGTCCCCGCCGACGAACCCGCCGGCCTGACTGACTGATCACCACAGGGGCGGTTCGCCGCCCCGGAGAGCACACTATGAACTTCAGCAAAAACGAACGCGACGCGAAACCGTCAATCGAAACTTCGCGCGCCGAGTTTCACCACGCAAATAACTTGCAGTACGGCCGAGGACGCCTGCTCTGGGCTGGCGCGCTGCATCGAGACGACGGCACTCAACTGCCGGAGGGCTGGGTTCTGCCCGGAGGACGCAGAACTCAGGACGCACAAGAAGCGTTGCGCGCAGCCCAGTACATCGACTCCATCTCTCGCTGAGGAACGCGCCAATGAGCACCGCACTGATCCCCGTAGACCAAGTTGAACGCATGGCGCTGGCCGTCGCAAAGTCCGGCCTGTTCGGCGTCAAGACGCCAGACCAAGCGATGGCCCTGATGCTGATCGCGCAGGCCGAGGGCATGCACCCGGCCATCGCGGCCCGCGATTACCACGTCATCAACGGCCGGCCTACGCTGAAGGCCGACGCCATGCTGGCTCGCTTCCAGACCGCAGGCGGCAAGGTGGAGTGGAGCGACTACACGGACCAGCGTGTGGTCGGTACGTTTTCGCACCCCAAAGGCGGCAGCGTCACCATTGAGTGGACCGTCGAGATGGGTCGCAAGGCCGGCCTGTTGGGCAATCAGACGTGGACAAAGTATCCACGGCAGATGCTGCGTTCTCGCTGCATTTCGGAAGGCATTCGCACCGTGTTTCCTGGCGTTGTTGTCGGCACCTATTCTGAGGAGGAGGGTCAAGACATGGCCCCGCAGACTATCGTGCGCGACATGGGCAACGCCGAGGAAGTTGCCGACCCTGCGCCAGCAATTTCTGCGCCGCCCGCAGTTGACGTGGATGCGCTAATCAAGACAATCAAATCTGCCGCCACGCGAGAGTTTTTGGAATTGTTGCGCCCACAAATGCGCCGCGTGCCCAAGGGTAAGGACCGCGACCGCGTGGTAGCCGCAGTGCAGCGCCGCGCCGACGAGATCGACGCCGAGCAGGCACCGCGAGCCGAGCAGGCACAACCCGTAGACGCCGAAATCATTGACGCCGAGGAGGGTGCGGTATGAACGAAGACGAACTGCTGACCACCGAAGAACTGGCCACCAGGTGGAAGGTCGCCGTGGGCACGCTGGAGAACTGGCGACACCAGGGCAAAGGACCGACGTGGCTGAAGATCGGCGGCCAGGCGCGGTACAGGCTTGCTGACGTGCTGGCTTACGAGGCTGAGGCCGAGCGATGAACACCAGAATGCTGCGCCGAGCGCGCGTCCTGTGGGCATCCGGCGACCGCCGGATTGATCGACACAACACCCGGCAATGGATCCGCTCGATCCGTCTGCTGGGTGACCGTTGGCTGCTGGCAGTGCCGGCAAGGAGGATCAAGTGACCGACAGAAACTGCTGCGACGGCCTGTGCGAACAGGGCCGCTCATGCCCGTACCGCGAGGCCTGTAACCTTGAAGACATGCCTGTGCCTAAGCGCGATATTGCGCTGGAGGTGCTGTGCTGGGTGGCCGCTGCGGTCGTCGTCTGTGCGATGGCTGTGGTGTTGGGGGTGGCGGGATGAGTACGCAACCTGAAGCACTGCGGCTGGCTGACGTTTCTAGGCTGAGCCGTCATCACGAATGGCATTTACAGGTAGACGATGAACTGCGCCGGTTGTGCGCGGAGAACGAGCGACTTGCCGCAGAAGTGGCGAACAGGAACCGGCGCGCTCTTGCCGGCGACGAAGCCGTCTCCGCGCTCGCTAATGTACATGCCTACTATGAAGGACTGGAAGCACAGCGCGATGCGCTGCTGGAGGCGTGTAAAGCCTACGACCAGTGGGCCGACAAGACGCTTTGCTATGACCGAGTTTTACGGCCAATCCGTGCCCAAATTCGCGCCGCCATCAAGGCAGTGGAAGGAGAGAAGACATGACCACCCTACGCGAAGCCGCCCAGCAGGCGCTGGAGGCGTTGGAAGACCACGCCAAGCAGTACCCGCACATGCAGAAAGGCTACACGGTAGACGCCATCACCGCCATCCGCGACGCGCTGGCGCAGGAGGAGCAGGAGCCGGTGGCGTGGCGCTATGCGCTGGACGCCTCGGTTGAAGGCCCGCGATGGATCTACAGCGAAAGAGACCCCGCCGAGTGGCGTGATCCTGACATGGCGAATTGGGCCATTGAACTTCTCTACACCCACCCACCCCGCCGCACCGGCCTACCGCACTGTGAGCGTAGCTGCGAAGCGAACGCTTTCCAGATCGAGATCAGGCGGCTGAAGGCAGAGCTTGCAGCAGAGAGGGAAGCCTGCGCCGACATCTGCGACCAGCACGCATCCGTCGAGGGTATCGCGCAGCGGTGTGCTGCGGAGATTAGGAAGAGGAATAAGACATGACTTATCCATTTGCAGGAGTGATCAAAATGGAAACAATCAAGGATGAAAACGGGAATGACAAGGTGGTTTGGCAGTACGTCGATAACGAACCTCAAGTCGTCATGTGGTCAGGACCGCCAACAACGGACTGGATTGCCTACGGACACGGCAACACCGAATGGGCACGCCTCGACAAAGACCTCAAGCTAGTTCACCTCGATATGGATTTGTGCGCTAAGGGTCCGGCCAATGCTTACACGGCGTTAGCCGTAGGTATCTGGAACGCTGCGCTTGAAAAAGCTGCGGACGATTTTGATTTAGGCGACGATTATTATTACGACGAAGTGCGCGAATCAATTTTGAGGTTGAAGAAATGAAACTCAATGAAGGAGAAAAAGCTGGCATCTTCGCCATGATTTACCTGTGGCTGGCTTTGGTCGCCGCATGGTTCACCATTAGTTGCATTGCTTGGTACCACATCAAGGAGTGGCTCGCATGGAAATGACGTACCACAAAATGCGCCCGACACAGTTTGAAGTCGACAACGGTAACGGCATCGCGCTGGACATACGCATCGACCCAGAAAGTTTGATGGAAGGACCTCGGTGTTTTGAAATTGAGCAGGACACCGACAAGATCAACGTCACCCTGGCCTGCCTACGCGCGCTTGTGGCTGCGGCTGAAGAGTTGGAGAGGCAGAGATGACCCTCCCCGCCAACGTCGCAAGATGCATCGGCTACGGTGCTGCCGAGTGCAACACCTGCCGCCGCTACACCGACCCGCCGTATGAGCGGCAGACATGGACAGGCCCCTGGGAACTCGAAGGGGTTCCTTGTGAAATGAGGATTCCGTATGACCCCCAACCAACACCTCCAGTGCATGACAACCGCCAATTGGCTCGCGGGCTTCGCTGACGGCCTTGAAGATAAGCAGCGGCACTCCACGCTTGTCGCACACATCACCCGAGCAGCAGAACTGCTCATGCTTGTATGGGAAGAATCACAATGCACGACCCAGTCAATCACCCCCAACACTACACCTCGCACCCCAGCGGCATCGAGGTAATTCAAATCACCGAGCATATGAACTTCTGCCTGGGTAACGCGGTGAAGTACATCCTCCGCGCGGACCTCAAGACCAACGCGATTGAGGACCTGCAAAAGGCGCGGTGGTATATCGACCGAGAAATTCAACGCCGTACTCGACCGGGAAACAAGATATGACCCTCCCCGCCGACGTAGCCCGCTGCCTCGGCACTGACCTGCCGGAATGCGTAACCTGCCGCCGCCGCACCAATCCCGCCCGCGAGACGTCAAACTGGTGGACTGGCCCATGGGAACTCGAAGGTGTGCCCTGTGAAATGAGGATACCAAGTGATGAGAACCGCCCCCAATCGGGCAAAAATCGTGGACATGCTGGGGCTGTTGGTGCGCGCCCCGCGCACGATAGCCGAGCTATCTGAGTTGACGGGCATGGACCGCACTGCACTGCACTGGTGGCTGCGTCTTATGACAGAGGAGGGCCTGTTGCGTTGCGAAAAAGTCAGCAGGCATCACGTCTACCACTGGATTGCAAACCATGCCTAAGTCATCCAAACCCCGCAAGCAGTACAAACCCCACGGCATCAACGCCCGCGCCCACGTCGTCGCCATGATGGGTGCCGCTGCCCTGCACATCGACGACCGCACCGTCTGGGCGCTGGCGCTGGATTCGGCCATCACCAGTGTGGCGCAGGGCAAAGCCAGTCAGCAGGAGTGGTCCTGCATCTTCGCCGCCGCCGCGCTGCTGGAGGATCTGGTCAAGGCCGGCAAGGCCCGCGACCCTGACGATATCGTGCGTCACGCAGAAAACGCCTGCATCGCCATCACGACGCGCTACAGGCTCGGGCAGCGTGCTGTGCGGGCGCAGGAACTGGCAGACCTGCGGGCGCTGTTTGCGGCTTGGTCAGAGGCTACCGAGGGCATGACGCAGGGCGAGAAGTTCCAAGCAGAGCAACGGATTGTCCGCAGGATGGAATGCGGGCAGATGCGCGTGCTGGAGCCTATATCAGCGCACACTCCGCCGTCCTGCGCTTAACCAGTCCCGGCAGCACTCGCCCACCGCCTCGGGTCCAGCGCATCAGTTGCTCCTTGGCGCCCTGCCAGTCACCCGCGTTGACAACGCGCCGCAGCGTAGAGGTCTGGAGTCTACCAACCCCGAGGTTGTAGGTAAAGTCCACCAGCGCGTTGAACACGCGCTCGTTGACGGCCACCGCAGGGCAGGCCCGCAGAACCCCAGGTGCGTAGGTATGCCGCAGTTCGTGCATCAGCCACTCCTCGGCCAGCGCCTTGGAGATCGGCAGATCCTGCATCGTCACCTTCTCGCCGCCGGGCTTGTAGACCGTGCCGTAGCCGATGGTGGCGTACCCGGCCGGGCAGATGTAGGGCTTCGACGAAAAGCCCTCGAAATGGCGGCAGAGGTCTGCCGCAAGGTCGAGTTTCACAGGCCCCTCTTGGACAGCGTTCTATCGAGAAACCAGAAGTTAAGCGTGCCCGCCACCAGCGCGCTGAAGTCCGGGCTCATCGCCAGCTTGAACACCTGCTCAGGCGGCATCCCAGCCCGCCACGACTGCCACGCGAACCAGACATGCACGAACGACCAGATCAGCAGGATCCAGTATGTAACGATGGGCCTGACGCTCGCCGACAGGCTCGCCGCCCAGCCGCCCGCGGCCTTCACCATCTGCGTCTGCTGCTGGATGGCAGCGTTGAACGCATCCATCGCACCAGTGTCCACGGCCGCTTCGCGCTGCGCCCCGATCTCGGCCAGTTTCTGCGCCCCGCGCTGCTGCTCAAGGGCGCACTGGCGGTCGAACATCGCGTACTCATGGTTACGCTCGTTCTTCTTGTCAAGCCACTTCAGCACCTCGGGCGCGAGGCGGAACACGCCGCCCAACAGACTGCCGAGGACGCCACCACCAAGGATGTCAAGCATCTTCCTTCTCCTTGCACTTTGACTTGCCGCTGCCGCTTGCCATGACGCCACCCAGCGCGCCGGCAATAAACGTAGCCAGCGGGGTAATCAGTTTGAAGAACTCGCTGTCTGCTGGGGCTAGCGCATCAAGCGGCTGCGTCACGAACACAAGCGAGTACAGAACAACGGTGACGATGATCACCAGCAGCAGCGCCAGCGTCACGCCAACGATAAAGCGCAGCCACGCGTCGAGGTCACTTTTGCGGTCCATCGGTCAACTCCGCGCAGGTTCTGGTGGCCTTGCAAGCCGCCTCTTGGCACTCAGGCGACTGCGCCTTGGCCGGGTCTTGGCATGGGTAGCGGAAGCGGTCCTCGCACCCTACCACCGTCAGCAGCACAAACAGAATGAGCCATCGCATCACATCCTCCTTGACGCAATTGCCGCCATCAGAACGACGCCGATCAACGACAGACCAATAACCGCAACCAGCAGTGCAACCAAGATCGCCTGAGCAACCTCCCTGCGTCGGGCAACCTTCACTCGTTGCCGCAACTCCTCGGCCTCGCGCTCCCTGCGCTGCCGAGACTGAAACTCCAGCCAGTCCTGCCACAGGCCCGGGCGACCTTGGTAGATCATCAGGATCTTAAGGTCCTCCTCCTGCTGGCGCAGTTTCTCCAGCGCCCAAAATTCCTCGCTGTTGTTCCCCTTCTGGCTGGCCCGCTTCGAAATCTCGCTCTTCAGGCCAAAGTACTCGCCGAGCTTTGAGCCCGCCGCCAAGATGTCGCCACCGTTGCTGATGGCTTCCTTGATTACGGCATAGGCAGCATTTGCGGCGGCGAGTTCTGCCAGCATCTCACGTGCGCTTGTCGACTTTTTCGTCTAGCCGGTCAAAGATTTTGCCCAGCATCTGCTTGATCTCCGCGACGTCGGCTTTGTAGTCTTCCTTCGTAACGTACACCCTTGGCATCTGACGCACATCCTTGTCCAACAGCCTGATCGACTGGTAGATGTTGTTCAGGATCCAGCCACCCATGCCGCCTGCCAGCGTGACGGCCACGTTGAATAGGGTTTGAGTTTCCATTTCACTGAGCTAGAGCGTTGATGGGTTCGGGGGCAAGTGCATTTTCTGCCTTGCGGGAAAGTTCGCCGATTGTCGGCGCAACTGCTGCGCGCGCCGCAGGAATGACTGCTTGACCGACCTCAGACGTAGAAATGTCAGTCACAAGCCGCAACAGCTTCTGGCGCTCCTTGACCGGCAGGCCGTCCAGCAAGTCAATCATGCCTTGGTTGGACTCGGCCGCCTTGCGGATCATGTCAATGGTTTTCTTGTCGACGCGCTTTTCAACGTCGGCAAGTCGCATGTTCGCGGCTGTGATGGTGGGACTAAACCAGTTCGGAAGACGCAACTTTGCTCGATTGGCTTCTAAGATTTGCGCCAGTTCGCCTCGGCCGCCCGCCGCCTTTTCTGCTGCCAGTTTGTCGGCCTCAACGATTCGCGCAACCTTGTCCAGCGTCGGCATTTCTGCCGTCATTTCTTTGAAGATGCTGTACCGCCCAGGCCCGAAGATCGCCTCTACCGCATCTGGATTGTCGCCGCGCACCAGCCTGACGTAATCTTGCGGGTTGCCCTTGAACATGTCCAACGCCTGCGCGGCCATCTGCTTGCGCGCAATGACATCCATGCCTTTGCTGTAGGTGTCAAGATATTGACGCCATCCAGTGCCGCCCGCCTGCTCAATCGCGTTGTCAATGAGCGGGCGGAACTTGTCCACAACTGTCGCAGTAACCTTTGCTGCGGCCTTTGGGTCATCTTGCTTCAAGACATCCCGCACGCGCTGAGCTACGCCTTCTTTGCGCAGCGTGTACAGATCGTGCGCGTCAATGACGCCACCGTTTCGCTCTGCCAAATTCAGCAAATCGTCTTTCAGCAGCGACATGACTCGTGTCACATCCGTGCTGGCGCGAATGCCTGGCGTATTCAGCGTTGTGTCAATGCGCTGCACCACAGGATTGATGTCCAACGGCCGCAGTCCATACGCCTCTAGGCTGCCAATCTGTCGATCAATGAAATCCCGCTCCGCTCGACGTTGACGGGAAATGTCCGCAAACAGATTCGACGCTTCCTGCTGCTGGGCCCCAGCCGCCGCCTGCGTACGCGCCGCCTGTCTTGCGCTGACCGATGGGATTTGTCCTGGCACAACACGCTGCAGCTGTTGAACAGCAGATTCCGTGCGTTGCGCGGCTTCAGTGCCTGTTCTGCCGGACTCCTGCAACGCCGACACCATGGAGCCCTGCTTCTGCTGCCGGCGCGGCACCAGCGCATTCATCACTCGCTGGGCCTCATTGGCCGCAGCAAGTTCCGTTTCACGCATCGGCGACGTGATGGCGGTTAGTTGTTGCTTGCCGGCTTCCGCCGTCTCGCGCGCCGCAGTCGCTGACGGCCCGCCCGCTAGGCCGGCCAGCTGCGATTGCGAGCGTGCCTGCTGACGGCGCGCAACGTCTGCCGCAAAGTCTGTGGGCTCGAAGGCCAACAGTGCCTGCCATGCCTGCCGCGGAGATCCTGCCGTTGCTTGGGCCGGCGTCATGCCGGGCTCTGCGCCTTGCAGTGCGGCGCGAAGATTTTTCGCCTCCGGCCCTGCTGCCTGTTGGGCAATGTTGACGGCCTTGTTCTGCGGCAGCGATCGCAGGTAGTCTAGGCCACGCGCTCCTGCGCGAATCGCAGACCCTGCGCCCCGTCCAATCAGTTCGCCGGCAACCGCTTCCTGCACCGCGCCCCGCACGTCAGGCTGCTGGCCTTGCAACAACTCAGCTCCAGTGCGCGCACCAGTGAAGCCGGCGATTCCGCCAACAACGCCGCCTATAGCTGCGGGCACGGGGCCAGCGGGGGCCATTGCGGTAGCGCCTCGGATTGCACCGCCGGCGCCCGCAAGCATTTCCGCAGACGGCTGAAGCGCGCTGACGATTTGACCGACGTTGCTCTGCACACCTTGCGCAACCCTGCGTCCAACAGGAATCTCGGCCGCAGGCGGCGCCTGATACGGTCCAGCACCCGGAATCTGTCCTGGCGGCGTTGCAGACGCTTCTGCTTTGCGACGACGCGCTCGCGCAACCGCAAGCGCGCGCTGCTGCTCGACAGTCATTTCCACAGCGCTTTCTCCTCGTCGGTCATGTACTTCCAGTCTTCAGGGTCAACGCCAGCAGGAATTGCGGATGACTGGGGTGTTGCACTGCGAACCGCAGGCCGTGCGGCTGTAGCTTGCGCTTGAGCCCTAGACTTTTCCATCAAACGGATAATGGTTTGCGCTGCCTCTTTGCGAATTTTTGTAGGCACAGTCGGATCTGCCAAACGGCCAGCGGCCTCTTTGTACGATTGGGTATCTTTGTCAGATTGCGGCCCCTCAAAACGCGGAACACTTTTCAACACCAAGTCAGCGATTGGTTGCAATTTGCCGATTGCAATTGCGCCAGGTGTAGCAACGCCAAACATGCCGGCAGCAACGTCCGTTGCGGCGCCAATTCCGCTGCCAGTGGATTGGTCAATCAGGCCGCCAGGCGCGCTGATGTCCCGAAGCTCCTTGATTGTGGTTTCAAGGTTAGTCGACCGTTGCCTTGCCTCCATTTGCGCTCTTTCCGCCGCTGGCGTAGGACGCCCTTCTGCCAACTCCACACGCCTGCGCTCAAGCTGTAAACGCTCCGCATTTTGCGCAAGTTGTTGGTCAAGCCTTGCGGTAGTTTGCGCATCCCTGCTTGTCTGCGCTTGAACTCGTTGACGCTCAAGGTCTAGCCGTTGCGCCTCCAACTCTGCGCGTCGCCGATTGATGTCTCGCGCTTCTGCGGCCCCGGGTGCATCCGGCGCCGCGCCCATCGCTTGCGACACAACCTCCTGCCGGAACGTCGGGCTAGATGGGTTCATGTCAATGAACGCAACCCTATCTCCAAGCTGCACTTTTTCCAACTTTGGATTTTGATCCTCCCGCCCACGATACAACTCCTGCCCTCCCGGCGATACAAGAGCTTCTCCCGGCCTAACCACTGACGGTCGCTGATCAGCTCTTCCGGCGCGGGCGGCTTGCACCATTTTGACACCCAGCTCCATCTGCGCCTGTGTCTTGCCGTGCATCTGCAAAAGCGTGCCAATCTCCTCTGGATCGTAGCCGCGCTGGCGAATTTCTTGCAGCGCCCTCTGTTCCGCCATGCTTTGCTGCGACTGCATCTCCTCCTGCCGCATTTGACGCATTGCATTCAGCGTTGGCTGGATCTTGGCAAACGACTCAAACTGCGACTCCGGCTGATACCGGATCTGCGGGATGTTCGCTGCCTGCAGCGGGATGTTTGGATTGATCGGCATGTCAGACCCCAGCGCCGACGGCGCGGCCATAAATGTCTAGATACCTTCCAAACAGCTGGTTTTGCTGCTGCTGGTTCTGGTAGTTCTGATAGGCGCCCACCGCACCACCGATGCCGCCCATGTAGCCGCTGGTGCGGCCTACACGCCCCGCCGCCAGTGCATTTGCGCCCTGAGACATCGTTTCCCCTGCCGTCTGGCCAAATTGCTGGGCCGCAGTGCCCAACTGACCGCCGACAGTTTGCCCCAATCCGGCGATGTTGGCTAGCCGGTTGTACGCGTTACCGTACTCGCCCGAGGCGAAGTCCTGCGCGTACCGTTGACCTGCCTTGATCGCCCCGCCAGACAGCATGTTGCCCCGCGCGGCCTGCACGCGCTCCAGCGCTTTCATGCCCTCGCCCAAGCGGAAGGCGTAGCCGGGGTCCATTTCCAGCAGTTGCTGCGGGCCTCCAGCCTGACCGCCGAGCCCCATTGCCCCAGTCAGCCGGCCTAGCGCCGATTCACCCGCTTTGCGGTATGGCTCTAGCAAGCCCTTCTGATACTCAAACTGCTCGCGCTGCAGCGCCAGCGCGTTCTGCGCCGACTGCGCTTGGATGTTTGCCGCGTCTTTCGCCGCCTGGCCCGTCAGATACCCGCTTGCCAGGCTGCCGAACGCACCCAGCGCCGCAGCGCCTGCGGGGGTGCCGATGTACTTGAGAAAATCGTCGACGACAGGGATGCCGGTGAGACCAGCTGCTGCTCCTGCCGCAGTGCCGGCGTTCAGCGCCGATCCCGCCGCCGCAGCACTTCCCACAGGCAATGCAGACCCGGCCGCAGCGCCTGCGCCGAGCGCGCCGCCGAGCATTAGGCCGCTGGTGTCAAGACCAGCGCCACCGGTCGTGCCGGGCGTAATGCCGGTGCCACCAGTGATTGCCTCAGAAACGCCACCAGGCGAAACTCCAGTGCCCGCAGACAGATCAAGCCCTGCACCAGGCGTTGCCGTGATGCCGGGTCCAGAGATTGATCCCAAGCCAGCGCCGGTTGTGTCGGTGCCAGTGCCAAGGGTAAAGTCGGTTGCTGGCGGGGCGACCGGAATAGTTGGGGTCGGCGCAATGGGAAAGTTTTCCGCAAGCCCTGCATAGGGGTCGTAAACGATCGGAGGAGTTGCGACAGGAGCTTGAACCGGAGGAGCAACAAACGTCGGGGCAACGGGAAAATTCTCCGCCAAGCCCGTGTATGGGTCATAAAGCACCTGCTTGGCAGTCAAATCAACGGTTGCCACGCCAGGCGACGGTGCAACGGGTTGGGGAGTGAAATCAACCGGAGCCTGACTGACAGGAAAGTTTTCCGCAAGACCCGCGTACGGGTCGCTGATCAACGCATTTGCAGGCGGAGGCGTAACGGGCGCCGCTGCTCCAGCCAGGTTGTTTACCACTGGCGGCGCAGATCCCCCAGCCAACATGGCATCTGCCACGTCTGGCGTCATTGTGCGGTCGTAAATAGATTGCGCGGCTTGCAGCTGGTTTTCTACCAACGCCGCTCTTGCGTAGGCGAGATCTCTGGATGCGCCCGCCGCAATTTCGTTGGCGTAGGTTTGCATGGCCTCTGGGCTAAAGTTAGCCACAGAAGACATTTGCTCAACCCCAGCGGGCACACCCACATCCCCCACGCCACCCACATCCACATCGCCCACGTTGCCAGCAACGTCTGTTGCCGCAACATCGGTGCCGGCCAACTGAGCCACTTCATCGCCGGTCAGCTGCGAGAGTGCGTTTGCGGCATCCTTGATGTATGGCTGCGCCAACTCTGCCGCAACACCCAGCGCGCCGCCAGTCAGTGCGCCCTTGATGGCAGACTCAACGTCGCCGCCGCTGGTGATCAGTTCTTTTGCGCCGCCGATAATTGCGCCGCCGACGGCGTTGTTCAGCAGAGCGTTGGACGTTTGCCCAGTAACAGAGGCCCCAAGACTGCCAGCGGTGATGCCCGCCATGCCAAGAATTCCCGGCAGCACCAACCCAAGGTACGGAGCAACTTGCTCGTACCATGCGCCACCGGTGTATTCCCAGGTTTTTTGCAACTTCCCGTCTGGCGTCTTAAACGCAAACTCGGTTACGCTTTTGCTGCCAGAATCAATCTTGTCGGGATTGATGACGACATCGTAGCCCTGCGCCTTAAACTGCTGAATTGCAGCGGCAGCCTCGTCGGAAATCGTCGTTGTTCTTTCTTCGTTTTCCGTGCCAGGAAAGTTGACAATTTCTTTCGTCGTGGGGCCGGTAAACCCAAGTTGCGGCAAAAACTGAAGCCAGTAGCCGTTCTCGAGGTTCTTGAACTGCGTGTACGCGTCATTCTGGTAGGTGACGTCAGAGTCTTCTGCGCCAGTCCCCATCCGCGTTTTCGGAAACAGGGCGTCAACGTTTGACCAGTCAGAAACGGCGTAAGTGCCTTTTGACGTTAGCTTTGGCGCAGATGCGGCAGCAGGCGCGGGGGCGGGCGCCGGTGCAGGAGAAGGTGCGGGCGCAGACGCAATTGGCTGCGCTCCTCTTTTCAACAAAGCCTGAGGTGGGTTGGGATCTTCAGGACTTGGGCTGAAAAAATAAACAGCGTTAGCGGCATACTTTTTTCCTGTGGCTCGATCCGTAAACGTGCCATCAGAATTTCTGACAAGTGCCATGATTTACCTCACCCAATCCGCCAGTTGGTGCCGTCGCTGAACACGGGCACGACGTTCGCGCCGCCGCCGGCTACGACCGAATGAAAAGTCGTTGCGTTGGCGTCTGTCACCACAGCGCGAGCGCCTGCGCCGGCAGTCGCCGCAGCAACTAGCGCCGCCACCGTCTGCGTACCGTTGTTGATCCACTTCAAGCCGACAGTCATTGTCAGGCCTGGCACGCGCAGGGATGTGTTGCTGCTGTTGCCCAGCGTGATTTCGTTGTTGACGCCTGCCGCAGAAACGTCAGCGTCGTAGCCGATGACGATGTTGTTGCTGCCAGTGGTCAGGGAGTTGCCGGCAGCGTAGCCCACGGCAACGTTGTTTGCGCCAGTTGCAAGCAACAGCGCATCGCTTCCCAGCGCCGTATTGCCCGCACCGGTGGTGGCTGCATTCAGCGCCCGGTAGCCGATGCCGGTGTTGTAGTTCGCCGTGCTGGCCGCCGTCAGGGCCTGATAGCCCACCGCAGTGTTGTAGTCCCCGCTGGTGTTGGCGTCCAGCGCTTCGGAGCCCACAGCGGTGTTCTGAAAGCCGTCCGTGTTAGCCGTCAGGGCGTTGTAGCCCACTGCCGTGTTGTTTGAGCCCGTGGTGTTGCTGTCCAAGGCCGTGTCGCCCACGGCAATATTGGTGGCCACAGCGCTTGCGCCCAAGCCAACCGCCACGCTCACGGACTTAGCAAGTTCAAACGACGCAAAGATGTTGTCGTCGGTTTTGATCACGACGCCCAACGGCGTCTGCAGAACGAACTTGTACGACGATCCTTCCGTCAGCCAGATCTGCGCGGGCGTGCGGCCGGCGCTGTCCAAAACGATTGGATTTGAATTTGCCGCACTGGCGTCAAAGCTGGTGTAAGTTGCTGCCGGCGTTGTCGTGCCTGCGCCATACGTGTAGATCAGGCCGCCGGCCAGCGGATTGCCGTTGTTATCGAAGAACTGCGCCCCAGCGCCAGCGTAGGGGGAAAGCGAAACGCTCATGGTGCTCTCACTGTTGAACCTGGGTCACCGCCAGCACGACGGCCGGAGCGGCGGGCGCAAAAGCCGTGGCTGCGACATTATCCACTGTGATGCCAGTGTCGTTTGACGCGAACATTAGTTCGATGTAATCGTTTGCGGCAAGCGAGAAAAACTCGGCCAGCGCCATCGGGACGTAGCCGTTGTTGATGTTGATGGTCACCAGCCGCGCCGTGTTGGCGATGTCCGCGCCGTTCTTGCGGAACCACAGCCAGATGTTCTTGGGGTTGCTGTTTTGGCTGCTGATCTGAATTGTGGCGTCAAACTGGTACAAGCCCGATTGCGTTACAACAATCCGCGACGCAGGGCTTCCAATGCTGATACCCTCTGCCGTTTCGGTGTTGTCAAACGTCAGTGCGTAGGCGGTGTTCGTCAGCGCGGGAGTCTGGTCCGTGGTCTTGGTGAACTCGCCGTAGTGTTTTTGCTGCTCAATCGTCGGCCGCACAAAGATCACGCCGTTGGTCGCGCTTTTGACCAACACAGCCGCCATCGGTATCACGTTGTCCGGCGCCGTGGGCTTGACGTTGGTAAACGCACCGGCCACGGTGGGGCTAGCGTACAGGATGTCGCCCACGTTGAACGCGCTGGTGTCGATGCCGCTCACAGGCCCCCAGACACACGCTAGGCCCGTGGCACCGCTGTCGGGAATGGTCTCATCCAGCACGCCAAGGATGTACAGCGACGGCGTGGTGCCGTCTGCCAGGTAAGCCGACACCGACAGCACGTTAGCCGCGCCGACGCCCGCAAAGCCCACTACAGTGCCCTTGGCAAGCGTTGCGCCCGTGGAGTTTTGCACCAGCGTGAACGTCTCTCTGCTGGCCTGCCCGATGCTGTCTTGCAGCAATGAGAAGAACCGGAACCACGCGCGCGTGGTCAGCGCCCCTTGGTCTACCAGCGGGTCGCGGGATGCTGGGACGCGAGGCAGCGTTTGCATCTCAGGCGCTCGTCGGCGTGGCCGTCAGTTCTGCGCCCATGATGGCAATCTTCACCGGGTCACTGCCGCTGATTTCGTACACGCGATCCCGCAGCTTGGTGGTCATGCCCAGCCTGCGCCAGATCACGCGCTTGCCGTACTCACCGATCTTGCCCATGCTGGCCCAGTGTTCATTGGACCATGTGTGGCCGCCGTCGTCGGACCAGCGGAGCATGACTTGGGGGTCGCCTTGAAAATATGGATTGGCAGTTGCTTTTGCGTAATGCAAGTCACACACTCCGTTTAAAGTCAACGGAGAAACTACCAAAAAAGTCAAATATGTTTGACTTGTAATTGCGGTAAACACAAAAGTTACATCTTCGGTTCCGGACAAAATTTGCTGAGAAAATCCGTAGGAGCCATTAACCGCAGAACTTCCAACAATTGCGCCGCAAAAAGTTGAACCATCTATTGGGCTAACCAGTGAAAGCCTTAGGTTAATGGTAACAATTTGCCCCGGAATTGTGTTCAAAATTGCAACCGCGCCGACACCTGGCGTTGTTGCCATAGGCGGCATAGAAAGCCTGAGCATTCCAGAAGAAATGCTCAAAATTCCAGGAGAAGTAAGGCCGATGCTTGGCTCATACAAAGTGTCCCAACCATTTGTTGAGACAAAAGGATCTCCTTGATTTTCAATTAACTGTGCCGATGGCGATATCAGGCTTTGAAATCCAGACTCAATGTCAAGCTGTAGCGCATGATGAGCTGTGCGCTTTAGATTATTTTGCCCTTGTGGCAATGCGCGCCACGAACGCAACCATTTTTGAAGTATGTTTTCGTCAACGTAGATTTCGGGGTCAAAAGCGTAGATTTTGCCGTTTTCCCAATCGCCTACCAGCACTTGGCCGGCATAGTTGGCTTGACAGTTGCTGCGGTGCCGCCGGAACTGCACCCCGTTCCACGCCGCCCGCTCGTGCCACGCGCCGGTGGCAACGTCGAACACCCACGTCGCCTGCGCGGTCGGGAACGTCAGCACATAGAACGAATGCCCGTCCTGCTGGTACGAGTAGCCGATGGCGTCGTTGAGCACACCGTACTGCTGAATCTGCCACTCCACGGCGTGCGTGCTCACGCGCTGCGCGTTGTAGCCGTTGTTCCGGTACACGATGCCGTTGCCGCGAGCGTCCGAGCCCAGCCAAAAGACGCTGTTGTCCAACTTGGCCACGCTGTACGGGGCGAGGCAACCCGTCTCCATAAACGCACCCTGAATGCGCTCTAGCGGAAAGTCTGCTGCGCCAGCGTTGTACCAGACCTCAATGGTGTTGTTTCCAAACAGCCACACTTCGCGATGGTCGACCATCAGCGACACGATGTTGTCTGGGTTGCCCTCGGCGCTGGCAAAGTCCAGTGGATCAACCTGCGTGCCGTCGTTCAGCGATGTCACCCAAAAACGCTGGCTGTTGGGCTCGTTAAACACGAAGTACCCATCAAGGTAGCCCACCGTCACGGCGCCAGGGAAGTCGACGTCAGTGATCTGCGCGAACACGCCCGTGCTGGCGTTGTAGATAAATGCGTCAGGGTTGCAGGCAACGAACAACTGCGTGCCGTTGTCCGACATGCTCACCGGCCCACTGCCGTTGATCAGCCCCAGTTCCGTTACCGCAAAGTTGCCATCAGCGCGATACAACTTGCCGCCAGAAGCAACATACAGGAAATCGCCGAACTTCCACATGCCACGAATCGGGCCGCCGCCCACTGTGGCCACCAGACGAAGCCCAGGGCACCTTTGCAGAAACGCAGGTTCCTTGCCGCCTTCAGGCACAATCTCGGGAAACAGGTTGACCATGCGGCTGTCGGCCGCGTTGACCGACCGCGCCACATAGGACGATCCGAGGATGGGTGTCTTCACGTCGGCGTACCCGCGTACACGTTGAACCGGCGCAGCCTGCGGTTGACGAGGTTGTACGGGATGCTCATCAGGTCATCCGGGTTGTTGATGCGCTTCAGATTGCGCTTGGACGACATGGCGATGCGCTGCACCGTGGGCGGGGCTTCGACGCCAAACTCAGCCGCGATCTCGCAGGCCAGGTTGTACTTGAAGCACCGCAGATAGCCTGGCGGAAACGACAGCGTGGTGTTCAGCAGCGCCGGCTGCGACAGTTCCTGCACGCTGATGATGTGCCACTCCAGATCCTTGCTGGGCACCGGGTACAGCGTCATCGTGATGTCGGGGAACGTCATGTTGGTGAACATGACCTGCGGGTACGTCGACGTGACCGTCTTCAGCGCAATACCGTTGTACTGCTGCTGGTTGATCATGGCGATGCCGAACGACACACCAGATTCGGTGTCGCGGAAGTACGTCGAATCGTCCAGCAGCACCGGCCGCGTGCCGACAAAGTTCCCCGTCGGCCCCAGCGTGCGCGTGGCAATGTTTGCCGGCCAGGTAAACACCTGATCCTGCGTGCTGTAAACCGCCAAACGCTCGACGCTCCACGAATCGAGCATCTGGTTCAAAGCCGCCAGTGCATCCTGTGATGTGGCGGAGGAGGGCGCTTCGCCCTCGGCAAGCTGGCCGATCAACCGCAATGCGGCGTTGATCTGGTCACCGGCTGTGGTAGACATCGGCGGACTCCCGTCGCCGCCTGCGCGCAGTCAGTTCGTTGACGGCAACCTGGGGCGATTCCTCGCCCGGAGTATAACGCTCCCAGCCGTTGCGCTCATCTTCTTCGGCCTCCAGATCCATCGTGGCGACTTTTTCGCCGTGGTACGGGTGCTTTAGGTAGATGACTGCCACAGGTCTCCTCCGGGTTGCTGGCGCAAGTAGATGTGGTAGTTGCCGGGATACGAACGATCTGCGCTGTGGTGATCCAACTGAAGATCAGGAACCAACCAGGCTTCTCCGCCCCGTTCCTCCCAGCGCCGGCAGAAGGCGTAATCTTCGCCCCACCACACGCCTTTGTGCGCTCCGTGGTTAAAAAGATCAACGCTTTGGCGATACTTCTCGCCATAGCAAAGCTCTGGGTACGAGGTCATAAAGTCATCGACCGCCTTGGTCGTGATCTTCAAAAACCCCGCAGGCAGCAAACGAGCTTGAATCGCGCCGTCAGATCGAACAACAGGAGTGCCGTTAGGCTTGCTGTGGATGGTGCCCATGTAGGACACCGCTTCCGCTTTGAACCGATAGGTGCCGCCTACGACGTCACCATTGGTCTGAATGAGCTTGAGCATGTCGGCTGGCCGCCAAGACAGATCGTGGTCAATAAACACCACGATGTCTGCCTTGGCATCCAGCGCTTTGCGCAGCATGGTTGCCCGCGCTGCGCTGATGTACGGGTTGCCTATCTCGTTGACCATGCCGTGCTCAATGCCAGCGGCATCAAGCAACGGTAAGGATGCTTCCAGACTGTCAAGACACTGCTGGTAAGGCCGCTTGACGGTCGGCACGCAGAAGACAACCTTCGTCATGCGTCAGGCCGCGCCTTTCCACAGGCCCAGACCGGTCAGCGTAGCATTCACTTCAGCTGCCCAAGCGGCCAGATTGGCCGGCACGCTGATGTAAGACGACGCAGAGACCACAGACGCAGCTTGCACGGCCGCAGCGCGCTGCGTGGCCGGAGTTGCGCCGTAGAAACCCAGCGTGCCGGTGGCGGCGGGCTGGACGTTCACGGGCTGGCCGCTGCGGCCGACGTTAAGACCTTCGGACGTGTTGCCATCGCCCATCTGCTGGCCATCGCCGATTTTCGGCGCTTCGAAATTTGCGTTCGACATGATGTTCCTTTCTGGCGCTTACGCGCCGCCTTTCCACAGGCCGAGGCCAGTGAGAGTCGCGTTGACTTCGGCCGCCCAAGCAGCCAGGTTCGCGGGCACGGAGATGTAAGACGATGCGGAAACGACCGAGGCCGCTTGCACCGCTGCTGCGCGTTGCGTGACAGGCGTGGTTCCGTAGAACCCGGCGGTGCCACCGGACTTGCCGATGATTGCACCGTCGAGTTCAGGATCCTCGAATGCCACACCAATTGCTTTGGTGTTCGGCATTTTCATCACCCCCACATGCGAACGGCCATCTGCGGGCGAATGACGCTGTACCCGTACAGCACGTCAATCCGGCACGGCATCCGGTCGTTGTTGATGTCGTACTGGCGCACGATCCGCATCGAGATCCCGTTGTGGACCTTCCGGCTGGCCATGTCGACGCCTTGCGGCAGCATCAGGTCAGCGGTGCCAAACGTAATGGCGTCCTTGTGGTAGATCATGTTTTGCGGATACTGCGTAGAGGCAGAACCCAAGAACGTGATCGTGTCGCCAGAAGTCGGGAACGAGTCCACAGTAGCCAGGGCGTTGCTGGACGTATAGATCGCCGGAGAGATCTTCACGCCCGTGTACGCGCCACCAACGGCGGTTGCGTCCTCGGTGACCACAAACTGTTGCAGGCTGCCAGTCGACTCACGGGTCTGCGGGTTCACCGCAAACACGCCAGCGATCGTGAAGACATCACCCTTCTTGATCGTTTGCGTGCCCGTGCCGGTAATGTTGATCGTTGCCGCACCCTGAGTGGAAATCGTGGTAGTGACGGTATGAGCGCCAGTACGCGACCCCGTGGTGTGTTGCTTGATCGACTGAGACATGTTGATCTCTTCGTACCCGAGGATACCTTCGCCCATCATGCCGTTCTTGAACTGGCGCGAGATGGTCGAGGTCGGGTTGAAGAGGCCCTTCATGCCTTCCACCAAACCCGCGTTGGCCGCCGGATTAACCGTGGCGTAGCGCGGGCTCATGACAGCAGCAGCTTCGTTCAGCTTCTGCTGGGCTTGCAGAAGCACGAGCGAGGTAGCTGGCGTGGTGCCGGGCGTTCCCACCGACTGGTAGATGTTCTGGAACGCGTTGGCGACATCGGCGTCGATGCTGGCCGCGAGTTGCGAAACCCGAGGCTTGAGCACGCGATCAGCAAAGTCGTCCAGCGACAAAGCCATCTCGGCAGAGGTGAAGTTGACGCCGATGTGCTTCTGCGAAGCAATCGTCAGCGTGGTGAACTGCTGCTGCACTTCTTGCACTTGCAACGCAGCACCGTCGGTGACCAGCGCACGATCCGGCAGGCGGATACGCAGCGTGTCGCCAATCTTGGCGCCTTCGACGGCAAACGAATCGTCGTACTGACGATTCACGTTGCGGGTGATGACCAGATTGTTCTCCAGGATCTCCAACGCCTTGTTGGTGATCATGTCGATGGTCAACAGACTTTGAGCCATGACAAATTCCTTTAACGGTTAACTAGCGCGATTCTTGGCATTCCGCACCTGTCGTGCCCGTTCGGCTTCAATCCACTGGCTGGTGGTCATGTACTTGACAGACCTCGGATCAGTGGTGTCGTACGTCGTAGACGCAGACCTAGCAGTAACAGGCGAAATTGGCGTGGGGGCCGCAGAGGTTTTTTTGGCCGGCGGGCTCGACTGCACTTTGGCTTCGATCCTGCCGATTTCCTTAGCCTGCAAATAAGCCGGCAGTCTGGAAATCCGCTCCGCCTCCTTGGGATTGCTCCCGAGGTAGTACGCGACATCCGGCCCCACGTCAGAGGCTTGGATGGTCTGCGCCATCAGAGTCGTGATTGGCAGCTTCGGGTTCAGGGCGACTTGCTCGAAGTCGTCGTACTTTTCCCGGGCCGCTTCTTCGCGTTCCTGATAGCTCTCCAGCAGGGCTTCCTGTTGCTGCCGCTGCTCACGCTGCTGAACCAGTTCTTGCGCCTTGCGTTCGGCGAGCGCTTGCGCGTATTCGTCGACGTTGGCAAACTGATCCGCAGTAGGTGCGGGGGCAGAAACGGGTCGTTGCTGGGCAGGTTGCGTGAGCTTCCTTTCCCACTTGCGCTGCTCTTTTGCGAGCCGCTTGGTAATCAGTGCGTCAACTTCTTCCTGCGAAAAAGTCTTCGACTGATCAGCCGGCGCATCAGTAGCGACATCCGGGGTGGCCGTCACCTCGGGCGCTTGCACGGTTTCCGCTGTCGCGGTATCCGCTACGGGCAGTTGATCTGCGTCCATTTGATTCCGTGGAATCCCCGGTCAACGGGCCGGTACGATGGCGCGGAATATACCACGCAAATTGTTTTCTGCAAGCAGCGCGTTAATCCGTCAAACCAGCGGGTTCGGCCGCGGGTTTGAGTTGCGCTTCGCCCTGCTGCTTGATGCGCATCCACAGGTCGACCGTGGCCTCAAGGGGCAACTTGCCCAGCCCGGCCATGATGATGTTGATGTCATTGACCGTCAGGTCAGTCAAGGCAATCTTGGCGTCGCTCATGCGGCGGCCCCTTGCGGCCAAGGCAGCGGAGGCTGAATCACCGGCGGGTTCTTCTGGTTCTCAATCTGACCAGCAACAGCGGCTTCAGTGGCTTCCTTGTTGACGCCAGCAGCCCAGCACCAGCCCAACACCTGATCCTGCGTCAGATCGGCGTACGGCGTGAAGGTGTCGCCTTCTTGCGTGAACGAGCAGGTCGAGTACACCGTGCCGCTGTAAGCGCCGTCAGTGCCTGTGCAGCGCCATCCTGCGGTGATGACGTACTCGGGAGGAGTTGCCGTCGTGGGAGTGGTTTTCATGTACTCGATGGTCCAGATTGGGGTCATGATGGTTCCTTTTGGTGGTTAAATGCCTGCCGCTGCGAGGCGGGCGGTCAGGGCGGTGATGAGGTCTTGCTGTTCTTGGATGGCTTTGATGAGTCGTGCTTCCGTTTTTCCGTAGCCAGTAACAGTCAAGAAACCTTCTTGTTCACCAATAGCATCCGGATAAACCTGCTGCATTTCTTGGGCAATAAAACCTGTCTGATGCCCAGAGCCGTCTTTGTAATCAAACTCAACGGGGCGCAATGCCATGACATTTGCAAGTTGTGGCGACAGATCAACAATATTTTCTTTTAAGCGGGCATCGGAAAACGAACCAAAAGCGGCCTGAGAAGCGCCGTTGGCATTTATTTGGCCGCTACCATTTGTGTCGTTATTGATGCTAAACCCAACAAATCTCTGAGATGTTGTACTGTCGTTTTCAAACTTAGCAATGTAAATTCCAAATTGCGCAGCGTCTGATCCTGCCGTGCTGATAAAATTTGCAATACGGCCTGCGCCAGAAGTTGATACGTACAAAGGAGAAGTAACTGACCCTGTGCTAACCGTTAATTTTCCACCAGAACTCGTAGTCCCCACCAGCAAATCCCCCCCGCTGGTGATGCGGGCGCGTTCGGTGTTGTTTGTGTTGAAGATGAGCGGATACGCGCCGCCAACATTAAGAAAGCCAGCGTAAGCCTCACCAGAAATAAGTCCCGCCGAGTTGTCGCGCCCAACATCAAAAGAACCGCCTGTGTTGGAATAACTTGTCAGTACATAGCCGGTTGTTTCATTAATTCGGATGCGTGGGTTTGTCCCTCCAATGTCCAACCGATACGTTGCACTTGTTTGACCAAGAGACAAATTCCCACTCGCATCCAGCGTCATCGCTTGGGTGAAGGAGATGGGATTGCCTGCGGTGCCGGAGGGGGCGGTGTACCAAGCGTGAACGCCTGCGGTTTGCCCATAAAGAGATGCGGCAGCAGTTCCAATGTATTTATTTGTTCCGTCATTAATCCAGTTGTTGCCAACATAAGTATCGATTGAGCCTTGGGCAAACGAAGCCCTAGTGCCAACTTGCAACGCACGATATCCGCTATCCCAAGCACTCGGCGTCACCCCCAAGCCGAGGTTGCCGGAGGTGGAAAGCACCAGACGCTGTGCTGCTGCATTGGTGTCGTAGAAAGCCAGATTACTGTTACTGTCAATGCCGATCTGGTAAGTGATACTTGTTTGAGAGCTTGCCGCAACCGTTATGCCGTAGCCAGCCGTCGCAGTGTTTACATGCAACTTAGTTGCAGGCGAAGTCGTCCCAATCCCGAGGTTGCCGCCATATGTCAGCGTCATCACGTCGCTGCCTGCGGTTACTGATCGGAATACCAAATCATTAGCGGTTGCGTACATTCGATAGGCATTGCCGCCCGACAGTTGTACGTTGTATCCGTTCGTGCTGGAGGTGCTGATGCTGCCCGTGGTAGATAAATTCGTCCCATCAAACGTCAGCGCACTCCCGCTCGTCACCACCTTGCTGCCATCTAGGTACAGCACGCCATTGGCGGTGCCTAGCGGCATCTCTACAGCACGAGGAAACGTATATGTGTCACTGGCGCCTGGGGCGCGCAACTGTGGCGTCGCGGTGTCAAGTGCAATAACTTCGAAAGCGGCCATGATAAACCTCAGATTGGGTTGTACGCAGCACCAGTGCTGGACAAAACAGTTTCGACGACGTAATAGCTTGTGCCGTTGCTAGACTTGACTTCCTCATCAACGCTGTACGGCGTTCCGGCGCTGGTCAGCACAATCCACGGAGGCCCCGGATTGGGCGAAGCCAAATCGGTTGCCAAACTGGCAATCGTTCCAAGGCCGATGGATATTCCGTTGCGAATGGGAATGCCAAAAAACGGCATATCAAGCCCCGTTATTGAATGTTGATGGGCTTGGCGTACACGGTTCCGTTGCTGCCAATCTGGATGGCGCTAACGCGCCACGGCGCACCCGTGCCGCCCGGAACTTTAAACGGAATCGGCGTGTTGGCCGGAATGGGCGTGGCAGATGTTGTGGCCGTAACGCCTTCACCAACAACAACATACGCCGCAGTGGTTGACCACACAACAACACCTTGCGGGCCTGCTGGCCAACCCGTCGTGCTGCCAGCGGTGCCGGTGTAAGAGGCGGTTTGCGCGGCAAAAACCGCATCAGACATGGGGTTCAAGAGTTCCACAGTTGGCTCCTTACGCCAAGAATTTTAGCTTGTACAGGGTGCTGTAGAACAGCGCCAAAATCTCGTCAATGATGTTTTGCAACGGCGTGCATTCCTTCTCAACGACATCGTAACGGGTGTCCATGATGGTCTGCACCATGTCCTCAAGGAACTCCACCACGTTGTTTGTCTTAACGGCCTGCTGAAGTTCCACCGCACCAATCAGGCCGTATTTGCCCTGATACGCCTCGGCAAAATTGTCTGCCAAGTCAATGATCTGGTCGTAGAACTTGGCCAGCGCCTTGTGCTTGGCGTACGAACGGGTGTTCAGATGCACGCTGTGCGTGACATCACGCGCCAAGAACAGCTGCCCGATGAACTTCTCGCAACTCATACTGGCATCCCCTGTGGTGCAGCCGTGGGCATCTGGCCCTGCATGGCAATCGACATATCGCCCACGGTAGCAATGTCACGCATCGTCTGCATGATGATCTCTTGCACCTGTTCCGGCGTCATGCCGGTCTGCACGGCTTGCAAACGGCGCGTCTCGGCCTCGTAGGCTTTGATCTCGGCGTCGGACTCGGCCTTGAACACGTCCACGCGCATCTTCTGCGCTTCCATCGACTGCTGAACGTTCTGCAACATCTGCTGCATGGCCTGCATCTCTTGCGTCAGCACCTGAATCTGCTGGTTCGCGGCCTGCAACGCCGGGTCGTCCTGATCCTGTAGCAGTTTCGGGTCAATCGTCTTGCGCAGGCGTTCAGCCAGTTCTTCCGCGCCAGGCCAGTCCATGTTCTTGACAAACAAGTCGCCAGCCACGGCCCACAGCTGCGGCGAACCTTGCAGGATCTGCGACATGGCGTCCATCGCCTCTTGCCGCTTCGTCAGGTACGACGGGCCGGTGGTGACCACAACGTCGTATCGGCCGACGCCGGGGTTGTAGATCTTCTCGATGGTGACCCCGTTTTGGTCCTTCAACTCGCGCACCGGTTCCGGCTGCATCGGGTTGATCTTGGCCATCGTTGTCTGACCGTCCATGCCAATGATCCGCGCCACACGTTGCGTGTCGTAAATCTTGGGGATCATGTCGATAATTTGACGCGTCACATGCCGTATGGCCCGGGCCAGGTTATCCACATAGTGGTAGGTTCCGGTATCGCTCTGAGCCTGACGAGCCAAAATAGCGCGGCCCGATCGTTCGTTGGAAGTCGCGCCGAGGGATGGGTCGTACTGGCCCGTAGTTGCCTTGATGTCGTCAGCGGCGCCCATCTTGGCGGCGATAAGCCCTTGCTGCGCCATCGGCGGCTGCGCTCGCTGAGGAAGCGGGAAAGAGTTTCCGGCTCCATCTGTGGCATCAGGGTTTACCTCCAGATACGGCCAGTTCTGCGTGTTGGCCGTTTTCCACTGGTTCTCGTAACCCTCAAACTGGCCGCCGTACCCGATAAATGGCGCCTTCGGTGCCAACGCCAGCATTTCGGCTTCCTGCGATACCCAGTAGTTGTACATGCGCTGGGCGTCTTTGGCGTTGCGCACCAGGCCCGAGATGTGAATCTCACCGTCCACCTCAAACTCGTTGCCCACCACGCGCACCACAGGGATGTACTTTCCAACCCAATCCCGCTCCTCCAAGACCTCAAAACCGTTGGTTTTCATCCACTTTACAATGCGCTTAGACGACTCCCGCGTCCGCAGGGGCTCCATGCCCATCGCTTCCATCTGGCGGGCCTCAAAAGAGCCGGCAAACGCCGTCAAGCCGCCAGGATAGAGGTTCAGCGTGGCGCGTTCCTCGTCGACGTAAAAATACTCGGCAATCCGCACCGTGTTTTCGTTCAGCCAGTACCCCATCGACGCATCGCCCACGCCCTGCGTGCGCAGCGTCGTGATCGGCGTGGCGTCGGGGAACATCCGCTCGAACTCGTCGACAGTAATGTCCTGCGTGATAAAACAGTACCGCGCATCCGACCCGCAGGGGTCTTGGATCATCGGGTCCATGTACACGCTGAACGCGTTGCGAATGCGGCCGATGCGAATGTCCTGATCGAACGTGTCCTCGTCGCAATACTCCGTCAGCAGGCGGATATACCCCTCGCCGAACGTGACCTGATTGTCGCAAGCCGTGTCGTACGCCACGTCTGCGTCAGACATGTACTCAATGTGCCGCACAATGCCGTCAAAAATCTCGGCTACTTCGGAATCTGCGCGGTCGTCGGCAGGGATAACCTTGCCGCTGGGGCGATTCTGGCGCTGTTCGTTGGTGACGTTGCGAACGTGCTGCGGCAGCTTGTTGATCGTCAAACACGGCCTGGCGTTTACCGTCTGGCCCTGCACGCTGCCGCGCGTAGCGAGCACATCTTGCGGCCACTGCCAGTTGTTGTCTGGGCTGCCAGCCATGAACCGCAGGTCGTCCAGTTCGGCCTGCCGCGTGAGCGAAAACGCCGACTGCGCGGACTGCATCCGCGTGCGCATTTCTGCCAGCAGTTCAGACTTATCCGACCCGCCGTCGGCTACTCGCCGAGCCTCGTTGATGCCGTCGTCGCGTGCCATGTTACTTCTTGCCCTTCGCAGGCGCCTTGGCCGCACGCTGCGTGTTGTACGCAATCGCCACCGCCTGTTTCTGCGGCTTGCCGTGCGCCATTTCAGTTTTCACGTTCTTGCGAAACGCGTCTTTGGACGCGGATTTGACCAAAGGCATGTTACCTCCCTGGAATGACAGGCTGCGCGCGGCGCGCCAAATCCATTAGAACAGAAAATTCGGTGGCGTACGTCGGGTCGACGTGCGGCGGGGCGTCTGGCCATTTTTTGGTGCTATGAACAGTGTTACCCATGCCAAACGCGGGCAGTTCATCGTCAGAAGAACGATAGCCGCGCTGTTGTTTAAGCCAATCTGGCGCAAGTTTTTCGGCCGTTTTTGCTCTGTTATATTCTCTCAATCGCCAACCGGGAATGCCGGACACTTTGCGAACCATTTTTTCAAACGCATCAACAAATTGCTTTTGCACCGGCGACAATTCTTTGCCTTGGTTTTCTTGTTGTTTTAACTCATAATATTGGTTATTAATTTGAGCGTCGGCTGCATGAGTTAATTCATGGATAACCGTTGATGCTTCTCCACCAGACCGAATTGTAATTTTTCCAGTTTTAGGCAACGGCCCGCCAATCAACGGATTTTGGTGAAACATTCCTTTATAGGGGGCCATAAATTGAGTTTCAATTGGCGGCATCATTCGTCTTGCGGACAAATAATCCACCAATTCGCCGTATTGCGGAAATTGCGCCGCCCGATACAGTAAGTCTTGCACTTCGTCGGTTTGCCTAACCAACGAATTTTGAGCCTTTGGCGTTAGCGCGTTAAGGGGCATATCATTTCCCCTTCGGTTTGGCCGTTTTGGCCGACTCGCGAAACGCTTTTGCCGTAGGCGCGCCAGGTGAGCCCGGTTTGCGCATCTTTTCGCCGCTTCCGGCAGCAATGCGCTCGCGTTTGGCGTGAATATTGGCATAGAGACCGGGTTTTGTGGCCATTTTTACCTCGCGGTCAGCATTTCCAGCGCTTCAGCGCGGCTTTGGCGCGCTCGCCGTTTTCCGCTTTCGCGGCCACTGCACCCATGCGCCCGCAGAACGACTTTTTCCGAGCAGCGTCGGCCTCAGTCTTTGGGTTCGGCGCCGGCGCCTTGAGATTCGACCCCGTTTCGCGGTTGTACTTCTCGCGGCCCTTGGCTGTCAGGCCGGCGCCCTGCTTCGTGGGCAGCTTTTCGCCTCGACCAACGCTCAGAGACACTGACTTCGCCATGACAGACCCTCAGTGCGCCATCCACCCGGCCGACTGCGTGGCTCCTCCATGCGTCGTGACCACCCGGTGCTGGCTGCGCGGATTGTACTCCCTGTGCGCCACGGAAAACGCAAACGTCACCGCCAGTGCGTCAGCAGCGTCGGGCGACGCCAAACCCCGGGCCTTCATCTGCTCTTTCGTCTCCAGCGCAATCGCCCCAGACGAGTTTGGCCGAGTCCTCGGGCCGCACAGGTCCTTCTTCAGGTTCCTGTCGTCCTTGATCGACGCCGTGCGCAGCCACTGTTTCATCGCGCCCCACATCTCAGCCCGCTTGTTCTGGTACGCCTTTTGATCCTTGGCCTTCCAGCCAAAATTTACACCGCGCACCTTATACCGCTGTTCCAGCAGTCTGTCCAGCACGCCCGCGCCCAGGCCGCCTTCGTCAATCACCGTCAGCACCGGCCGGAAATCCTCGATCGCCTCAATGACGTGCCCCACCACCGTCATCGTGTCATCGCCCCGGAACCGCCGGACCTCCAACAAATCCCGCCCCCGGCGCGCCACAATAATTGTCGCGTCCGCCCCGTACCGCGCAGGGTCCACCCCCAGCACCACCGGCGCTTCCGGGTCGCGCATCGGCGGCCGCTTGCCGGCTTCTTCCACCAGCCCCAGCGGAATAAACTGATACTCATCCGCGCCGGGAAACTCGCCGTACACCTCGACCATTGCCTGCGGCGAATCCTCGCCGTACTCGTCAATAATCGCCTGGTACACGCCTTTATCGGTGTCCTCTACCGTTCTGGCGTCAATATTCTGCGTGCTCCAGAAGTTCCGCTTGGCGTTAAAACACTCGAAAAAGTACCCCGAATTCCGTCGCGGGTTACTGAACGCGCACCAGAATCTGTGCGGCGTATTTTCGGTGAAAAACCCGGCTGCCACGCTCCAGATACTGTCCGGAATACCGCTGGCTTCGTCGAACACAACCATCATGCCGTCGTCATTGTGCGCGCCAGCGTACGCGTCGGGGTTTTCCTCGCTCCAGAGTTTACCCTCCGCGCCCCAGTATCGCGTGCCTTTCTTCAGATCGCGCTCCACCAGTTCCGTCAGCCACTTCGCCGGCACGATTCGCGTGGCGCTAATCTCGAACCAGTGCGAGTTCATCAGCATCGCCAGCCACTTCGTGATCTCGGCCCAGGTCACGCTGCGCAACTGCGCCTCGCTGTTCGCACTCACGATCACGCTCGCGCCGATCCGCGTCGAGAGCATCCAGAGTACGAGCCAACTCACCAGCGCCGACTTCCCAATTCCTCGGCCGGAGGCCACCGCCAAGCGGAATACCTCGTAGAGGTCCCTGCTGCCGTTCTGCTCGATGTGCGTCCGTATCTTCCGCAGAATCTCCCGCTGCCACTTTCGCGGGCCGGTGCGCTTTTCCAGCGGCGTACCTTTCTCGCCCCAGGGAAACACGAACATTACGAACGCTTCGGGGTCGTCGCGTAGCTTCGCGCTCCACAGGCGCGACATCAGCGCCTGTTCTTCCTGCGGGGTGTATTTCGTCGTCTGCACGCAATTCCTCGGTTACACCGGGCCTTCGGCCATTTCCGTCAAAGCCTGCGGCCGCGCCAGCGTCGCTGCTACCGGCCGGCGGATTTCTACCGCATCCTCAATCGCCTCCGCAGCCTTCACGCGCTTTTCGGCCATCTCCAGCGCCGCAGTAATTGAGATCGACTGCGCGACGTCTACCTGCACCTGCTGCTTCGCTACCCAATCGTGGCGGTGCTTCAGAAACTCCAGCGCCGCCTTCGCGTCCCCGCCCTCGGCCGCCTCGTACAGCGTCCGCGACATCGTCATCTCGCTGTCGGCTCTGCCCTTCATCTCCGCGATCTCCGCGATTGGGTCCATCAGCTTCAGCCGCGCCAACTCCACCGGCAACATTCCCGCAGCCAGCGCCAGCGAATCGCCGCGCAATCCCAGCTTCGCGCCCTCGTATATGCGCTCCAGCATTGCTGGCGTGGCTTTCAACTCTCTGGCGGTGATGGGAAGGTCGCGGAACATAGGCGCGATGATACGCGAAGCGTGCGAGATTTTTGAATTCAAAAAATTTGTGCGGGGGGCACTTTTCGCGGCGTTCAAAAAATTTGTCTGGGGGGTCCGTACCATTGACCGCCCGCCGCTCGGACCCCACCGGGGCAGGGGGTGG